GCGGGCTCCCTCGAAGGTGTCGGTGTACGCAGACAGGACACCGCGCACCCAGTAAGGGTCGTCAACAAACTCGGTGAGGGTTTCAGTGGAGAAGGGAATTTCGGTACCATCCTCTTCCTTGATGCCGGACCAGTCGAGGACCAGGGCTTTGAGCAATGGCAGGTCGCCCTTGGTGCTGAGCTTGGTGAACTCCTTACGGCCCATGCGTTTGAAGGTGGCCTCAAACGTGCTGGGATCGAAAGCACCACCATCGGCAGGCTCTTGAACAGTGACAGGCCACTTGAAGGTGCTGACCTTCTTGCGAACAAACGCCATAAGGGGTTGCGTTGGAATGTGGGTAAGTTCAGTGTAGGCATGAAAAAGCCACGTAGGCAAGCAGCTGTAAGGGGCTGCGTAACTACGTGGCTAAGTTGCGTGGCTGCAGCGCGGCTTAGGCGAAGACGAGACGGAACTCGTCGTTACCGGAGGTTGAGGGGACGAAGGTGGCTGGCAGCGACAGCATGTGGATGCCGTCTTGGTCGGAGTAGGACGGGTCGCCGATGTCGAGGCGGCTGGACTGCAGAGCGACGATGTTGCCGCCGGTATTGCCGTGGATGAAGGACAGCTCACCAAGGGTGCCGTCCGTGAGGGCGGCGGTGAAATAGTCCTTATCAGCGATGGTCGGGGCTTCGATGACGACGGTGCCGGTGGTGGCACGGTCGGTGATCAGCACCTGCTTAGTGCAATTCACCAGTTCGCGGTAGACGGTGGTGACGCCCAGGTCCATCGAGACGGACTGGAGGCAACCGCTGTAGCCCAGCAGGGTGAAGGCGCCACTGTTGCCTGCCTTGAAGATCTGCGGGGTGGCCTGGTCCGCGTAGGTGACGGTCGGGGCAGCGGTGTCGGTGGGGGCGTTGTAGATGCCGGTCATCGTGAAGTCGATGGACGGGATCTGACCAACTTGGGGGTTGAGGGTGAAGGTACCACGGCAACCGGTCAGCTTGTGAAGCACACCATCAATGTTGTAGTAGATGGTGGCCGAGCCAAACGAGCTGCTTACTGGGGTGTAGACCACCTGAGCGTCGATGCTGTAGACGCTGGTGTTGCTGAACGTGACCGCTCCGCTAAGGGGGCGAACCGTGGCAACTTTGGTCGAGCCGACGTAGGCGGTGATCAGTGCGATGGTGCCGGCGCCGGAGCCGGCAGTGATGCGGATGATCTGACCCTTGTAGAAGTCGTTGGTGGCGCTGGCCCCAGCAGCGAGGGTGATGCTGTTGCTGGCGCCTGCGGTGGCGGTGCCAGTGACGGCGGGGGTAATCGTGGTCGCAGCCAGGCCGCACGCTTTCAGCACGGAGTCGTAGCGCGGAGCGGTGCCGGCGGTGCCGGAACCTGCCATCTCAACGCTGAACGTGCATTGAACGCGAGTGTTGGCCAGAAGCTGCTCAGATGCGCCCAGGTAGGGGCGAACCAGATCACGGCCCACCACATCACTCTGCATCGGAGTGATTTCCAGGTTGCGCACCAGGATGGCGTCGGCACCGCCGGGGGTGCTGTCCGTCCCGTAGGTGGATTCCGTTTTCGCCAGAATCAGGCGTTTGCGTGTAAGGAGGGGCATCGTGAATCACCGCTGAGGGGAATGGGGCAGCGTCCGCTCGACAAGGGTGCGGATGCCTGTAGCCGAGTCCAAGATGTAGGTGCCACCTTGGCCGCTGTAGTCCTCTTCAAGTGTAAGAGGCGTGGTTGCAACATCCTTAGCCTCACGCTTAGCAGAGACGCTAGGTGTGGTGTCGGTGAGCGCGGGAGAATCAAGCGATTCGTCGTCAGCAGAAAATGTTGAATCGTCTGCAGACGTGGGTGCCGTAGAGCGCGGCATAAGCCTTTGGCAGGTAAGTGTATGGTAGGCGGTGAGGGTTGTACTGCTTCGCGGTACTGCTAAGTCACGAACTAGGACGAATAGCAGCGCACCACCGCCACTTAGGCCGCCAAGCTACTTACGGAGGTGCGGTAAAGGACGCGGTAGGTGCAGTAGATGACGCCTACAGGGGTATCGGCTGCCTCCAAGGTGAACTTGGTGGGGCCTGGTTGGATGTCGATGGTCAGACCGCCCAGGCTCAGGTCGGCCATGAGTTTGGCATGGAGCGATTCGATGATGGGATCGGCGGCTTGATCGGGAACTGTGGCCCGAATGATGATGACGATGCGGACGTTGAGGGAATGGTCGAGAGTGGGGAGGGATGTGTTCTGGGTGGGTGTGTCGGTGTCGGGCTCGATGACGAGTGCGGGGGATTCGGCGCGGGTAAGAGGTTCGACACGGCTGCGGTAGATGCGTGTGTCCACGCCAGTAGTACCAGCAAGCGCAGTGTGCAATGCGCTTAGGATCTGTTCACGCTTGGTAGTCACGACACTTAGCTCCTGACTTCGGTGGCCACGATTCGACCGCGTTGGAAGTCGATGGTAGTGGTGTCGCTGATGTTGGCGATGCGGACGCTGACTTCCTCGTTGGCGGCTACGGAGATCATCCAGCTGGTGGCCAGTTTGGCGATGGCGTTTCCGCTGGCGGAGTAGGCGCGACACTCGGAGGCGTCGATGGGGGTGCCGTTTTTGGCAAGTTTGATGCCGAGGACGTGGTTGTTACCAGCACTGGCGTCGATGCTGGCGTAGAAGCGCAGCAGCTTGGTAGCGCCACTGGTGTTCTTGAGGGCAAAGAGATCAGTGGTGCCAAGCGTCATACCGCTGGCGGTGGTGCTGTCAAAGGTGGCGGTGAGGCCGGTCGAGACGTAGGCGCCAGCGGTGGCGATGGCGATAGTGCCGGAGGTCATGCGACTGGCTTGGCCGCGAACGTCGGCGCCGCTTAGGTAGTAGGGGAGGGCGTTCCAAGCGGTGGTGCCATCGCCAACCTTGATGCGACGGGTATCGGTCTCGATACCTAGTTCGCGTAAGGCGAGGACGGGGTTTGTAGAGACCCAATTGGCGGCGGTATCGCCGCGTGGCCGCACTCGGGCGATGCTACTCATGCCGCTCCACCATCGACTGTGTTTCCATCAATGTAGGTGGTAGGAGCGCTACCCCCGTCGATGTCTGGGTCGAGCTGAACTAGGCCAAGATTGGTGATTGTGCCAGCGGCACCATTAGCGTCGATAGACGTAAGAGAAGTGGTGTGTGGCGTTTCGAGATCGCGCTGTAGGCAGATTTGTACCCACGCACCGTCGGTAAGTAGAGTGGTGGTTCTTACGGTGTATGGAACACCATTTACGCTTAGTTGGGCTCCGTACAGTAAACCACCAAACTTAGACGCTTCACAAGTAAGGGTGTAATCGGTACTGATTACCTGGCCGTCGAGGATCAACTCGCTGGGCATGTCGAGGATGCCCTGGCCGGTGGTGGAACCGGCGACGACATCCACGCCGAAGTCGGCTAGGTAGATGGAGGGGTCGTCAGTGAGCATGGAGGTAGGAATGAAAAAGCCGCTAGGCCCCGCAGAAGAGGAGGCTTAGCGGCTGAGGACGGAAGCGACGCAGCTTACTGGTACTTCTTGACGCCGAGGCCGACCACGGAAATGATCGAGCTTGCGGTGCCGGTCTCTTCGTAGACGTTGACGCGGACGTAGCGCTTCACGTCGTCCTTGGAGATGGTCACCTTGCCGAGATAGGCAGCGTTGCCGATGTCGTCGAAGGCGCCGCCGGTGATGGCGGTGAAGTTGTTGGCGCTCTCGTCGCTGTGCTCAAGGCGGACCTTGAAGCCGGCAGAGGCGCCAGCGGCGGTGGCTTGCATGACGAAAACCACGTCGCCGTCGTAGCCGAGGAGATCAACACTGGTGGCCGCGCCCGTGGCGGTCACGGTGGCGGGGGCGTAAGCAGCGAAGTGCTGCAGCGCCTCGAAGTTGCGCTGGTTGAGGGTCATGGTCAGTCAGGAGCGGTGGGGGCGGGTGAACGGCGGCGCGTCGCCGGCTTGGGGGAGGGGGCGATGGCCTGCGCGTCCGTGGAATCGACCACGGCGGGAGCAGCCGGGCTGGGGGCGGAGGCTTGGGGAGCCTGGGCGGGCTTGGCCCGACCCAGACCCACCAGGAGCTGCCCTTCTGCTTCGCTCAGGTCGAGGATCTCGCCGGTGGACCGGGGAGTGCCGCGAACCATCACGTCAGTTGTCAGCTCGTACCAGTTCATCAGGCGTTACCGGAGCCGAACACGAAGGCGGCGGGGTTGCGCAGCCCGAAGTCCACGTCCTGGAAGGCCACGATGCGGGTCGTGCCCTTGGTGGAGTTGGTGTAGGGATCGACGGTGATGTCGACGCCGCTCCAGAAGCCGAAGATGGCCTGCGAGAAGTCGCCGAAGAGGACGTTGGAGCCGACCAGCTGGTTGCTGACGCGGGCGCCGTAGCCGTTGACTTCGTTGTTCTCCCAGATCATCATCTCGCTGTTCGCGTTGCGCAGGGTCTGCTTGAGAGCACCGCGCACGTGAGCGTTGCCCACGTAGAACATCGAGGCCACGTCGAGGTTTGCCACGGAGACGGTGGTCTCCATGTTCACGTAGTCGGCGAAGTTGCCGAAGTAGTAGGTGGTGCCGCCGATCGACTTGTTGGTGTTGGCGTCGCTGGTGAGGGTCTCGGTGCCCACGCCGGTGACGTTCTTGATGCCGAGGAGAGCGGAGGAGCCACCGGTGCCGTAGACGCCGGAGTAGTCGATGGCGAGAGCGATCGACTCGGCGAGGTCGGCGCGGACCATGGACTCAACGTCCATGGATTGCTGCAGCATCAGTCGGCGGGTGATGTCCACGTAGCCGCCGAGCGACTTCGGGGTCATCGACAGCTGGCCCAGCGTGATGTTGGTCTCGCTGACGGCCACGTCTTCGCCCACCCAGTAGGCGGTGGTGTTGCCGGTCTTCTTGGGGATGTCGACGTTGCCGACCAGGCCGGTGAGGGTGGTGACGTTGAGGCCCAGCAGCGCGGAGCGGTTGCGCACGAGGTCGATGAAGCTGCCAGTCAGCAGCTGGGTGTCAACCACGTAGCCGCCGGAGGAGGCGGTGCCGACCGACTGAGGGGCGCGTTGGGCGGGGGCGGCCATCACATCCCAAGGCATGACGATGCCTTTGGCGGCGCGGCCGAGCTTGGACTCGGCGGCTTTGGAGCACTCCAGCTCGAAGGAGGCGGCTTCGCGAAGGCCGCGATCGGACGGATCGGCCAGATGGCGGATCACGTTCATCAGGCTGTAGCGCTTGACCTCAGCAGAGGTCAGGCCGATAGAGGCAGCGCCATCGTCGTGGACGCGGCCTTGAAACTCCTTGCGGGTGCGCCCCAGCTGCCCGAGGACGGCCTCGCGGGCTTGATCGAGCGTGGCGTCTTCGTTGATCAGGCGCTCAGCCAGGTCGTTACCGACTTGGTGCTGGTCGCACATGGCACGGATGGCCGAAACGCGCTCACGCTCGGATTGCCGAGCGGCGGTTTGGACCTCCTGAACGTTGATGTTGGTGTCCATAGGAGGAGGATCTTGGGGGGTGTCAGCTCCGCGCTCGGCGGTCTGCTTAGCTTCAAGTGTAGTGGTTGACGCTTGAATTGCTGCTGGACTCGTAGCTGGAGCGGCAGTGTTTTCGTTGTCACCTTGGGCGCGACCAAGGCCAACTGTTTGGTCGGCCGGCACGCTTACCGACGATACTTCCAGCACGTTCCACCGGGTTACGTGGAAATCGCCGTTGGTGGCTTCGCGGACATCGTTGATTTCGTAGGCGAAGGATACGTTGGGAGTGATGCCTGCTTCGATGTCCTTACGGCGCTTGTACTCTTCGGTACCTTTTTCGGTGGTGTTTGGGCTCCATTTTGTTTTGACGTAGAGGCGGCGGTCATCGCCGAGCCACGCTTTTTCGGCGACGCCGAGCACAACATCGCGATTGTGGTTCCAGAGCCATGCGCCGCCGTCGTTCATGCGGGCCAGGTCCATCGAGTCTGCGTCGTGGACCAAGATTTCACGGCCCCACCAGCGCTCAACGGGCGCTTCGGAGCTGAAGCTGAAGGTGAGGCCGGCGTCGGTACGCTCCTCGACGCGGAGCCCCTGCGGAGCTTCCCGCCGATGGACCTCCTTATTGATGGATTTGATGTCGATGGTGGTAGTCATGGCCTTACCTGTTGCGGGCTCGAACAAAATGGGCTTGTAGTCGTGATTGCTAAGCCACGTCTTAGCTTCGCTCACTGTAAACACTGAGGCATCGAATCGAAGTGCTTGTAGGCGGACGGGATCGTCACCACTGATTCCATAGATCGAGTCGATGCCCTGCGCAAAGTCGTTATTCTTACGGCGGAAGCGCTCGAACTGGTCGGGGTCGAGGAGACGAGCGGCGTGCTCGTTTGGGTAGGGGCGCTGTTCGGTGGAAGAGGGGGCGGAGCGATTGTCTTCGTCGTGATTGTTGGATGCGGGCGAGGACAGGGGGTCGATTTTGCGGAGCGTGGAGAACTTGTGGCCTACAAGGGTCTCCGTTTCTTCCCATCCGTCTTGCTTGGAGCGGTAGATGCGGATGAGCGCGGCGGGATCAGCGGCAGTGGCTTCGATGCTGAAGGAGCTGTCGGGAACGCCGAGGGTGCCTTCGCGCATGATGTGCTCGATACGGCCACGGGCCGTACCCCCGCTTGACTGCCACGACACGAAGTCACCTTCGCTAAGGGCGTCTGGGGCAGCACGATCGGGGGCGTGGTCAGCGTGGGATTTGGATTCGGCGCGATCAATGCGAGCGGCGCGGGCATCGCTCCAGTTCT